GTAGCTAACGCTGTAGGGTCTCCAAATATTTGTGCTACTAAATCTATAGTGCCAGTAATAAAACTATATGCTTTAGTACCTGGTTCTATAATTTCATCAAATGGTTTAAACAACCAACGACCAATAGTAACTGTAGGTGCAACACCTGCTGCTTCAAACTTTGCTCTTCTATCGCCCTGAAACTGCACACCTGTTTCAGCTTTTAATCTTTGTTCTTCGTATATCTGTGGGCCTAAAATATTATCTAGTACAAACTGTCTAGCATCTACAGGACTAACACCTGATTCAACTAAGTTTTTATATTCATCTGTTGTTGTAGGGTCTGTACTTCCTAAGAAAAACCCATCACCTAAATCACCTTTACCAGTAATACCTGCTTTAAATAATTCTGTTTCTGCTGCTGCACTAGCTTCTTCGTGTGACATACCTTGTTGTCTAGCTTCTAAGTATCTAACTTTTTCTGGTAGGCCTTCTTCCCAAGCTGATTGAAACCCTAAAAATAATCCTCGTAATCCTGACTTAGCTTTTTCTTTAACAAAATTAGTTGCAGTCTTAACAGCACCAACACCTTCTTCTTCTTTAATAATAGAATCTTGTATAACAATTTGTTTAAGTCTTGGGTCATCAGGTGAGATGTTTAAACGAGCAGCTCCTACAACAGCTCCTGCTGGTAATGTAGGGTACTTGTCTGCTATAGCTGCAGCTTGTTGTGCCATTTCTTTTGTTGCTAAAGAAGGTTTATTTAACTTATCTTGTTGTTTCCTAGCTTCTTCATCATCTGCTATATCGCTGTCAAAGATTGAGTATGACATTATCTCAATAATCTGGCTAAGTTTATATCACCTGTTAAATTGTACAACTCTACTATCAATTCTCTAGTAGTGTCCATTTGTCTTGGCTTACCACCTATGCCTGTAGTTACTGGTTCAAATTGTTTATTAGTTGGAGCAAAAGTATCTAAGTCTAATTGTTTTTGTAAACCAGGGTCAACTGGTATTTGTTGTGGTGCAGCTGTTTGTGTAACTATTTCATTGTTAACTTTAGGAGCATCATCTAAAAATTTTTTCATAGCTGTCTTTTCACCATAAGCCATTTTTGTATTGTCTACAAAATTTCTAGCTGCAGGTGGTGTATTAAGTTTTGTTTTGTTTATTTTAGGTGCTCTACTCATCTTCTTCCTCATCATCATAAAACATAAATGTAGAACTTATAATCATATAGCCAAAAGGAAATACTAATGGTGGCATTTGGTCTTGATATATCTGTGGTGACAGTAGTGTCTCTTCTAATAATATATCATCACCAAGCTCATCTACTTCACCAAGTGAGTTATGTACTATGTCTGCAAACTCGCTATTTATATTCATTATCCACCTAGTCCTTGTAATACTTGGTTAATGCCTGGTGGTGGACCTTGTGGTGGTAAGGCCTCACCTCCAAGCAATTCTTGTTCAGCCACAGGGATTTCTGGTTCTTCTGCAGTAAAGAACTTATCTAAGATATTTTGCATATCATCTGGATTCTTTCTTATCTGCACAACAGCCATAGTTGCTTTAGGGTCGCCCTGTTGGGCTTGTGCTAATAATGTTTCAAACAACACCTTGTCTGCTTTTTCTCTTGTAATTCTTTCGTTAACTCTTACTAGATTATCTAAACCATCTAGGTTTTCTTGTAGTGTTTGTGTATCAATAATACCTGCATTTAACAATTGCAATCCTGTAACAATTTTCTGTGGCTCATCATAACCAGCCATAGCACCATACACTCTTCTTGTTTTAAATGATTCTGATATATCTTTAACTGGTTCGTATGTTTCAGAATAAAAAGTGTTATTCATATAACCAGACAGAGCTTTACTCTTACCACCATACATTTTTGTATCCCACTCTAATCGTTTGCTATCAATCATCTCTATAGCATCAGCCATAACTGTATGATATTCTCTAATCATTAGTGACATACTTGCACCTAATTCTTCTAATCCTCTACCTGTTGCAAAGCTAAGTGGGCTTTGTGAATCATCAGATACTGGATAAGAACCACCTACTCGTAGTTGTCGTTCTATTCTGTCTATTTGTTGAAAGATTTGATAAGGTACATTTGATGCAGGTTTACTGACTTGTGTACCTGGAGCTAGATAGTTTACAGCAAATCTACCTTTACGATACTGTCCTGATTCTATCTCTCCTGATATGTTTGTTTCTGTAAAGACTGCATCTTCCATAGCTATTATGGACATAACATTAATCTTTGCCATAGAAGCCATAAGGCCTATAATTTGGTCATACTGTCCTTGCAATCTGTCAAAAGCAAATTTCTTTGCAATAACAAAAGCAGGTCCACTATCTAGTGGGTTAGGTATAAAATCAAGAATAGTTGCAGAAGTCATATGAAATACATAAGTTCCATCTAAATTATAATATTCAGCTATTAAGTCACCCTCGCCATTTGAGTTAGCCCAGCTTCCGTTGTATGAATCTGTGTAGGCAGAAGCATAAGCACTACCTATTCCTAATGTGTTTACTTTGTCTTTCTTCATAATTTCTGCAGCAAATTTTGGATAGGTTTTTGCTAGAGCTTCTTTAGGTACTCTACGAATAATAGCCATTTCTTTTGGTTGTTGGTCTGCACCAAAGTAACCAGGGAAACAATTGTAAGGGTCACGAAGTTCTGCAATAGGATAAGGAGTACCATTAGCATCTTTTTTTTCTCTAATAACCCATACAGCAAAACCATAACCAGGTAACCATCTACCTACTTGTGGCATTTGTAAATCTAATTTTTGTACTTCATCATAAGCATTTACAATTCTGCTTATCTTTTCTGCTTTAGCTCTTGCTCTATCAGAATCTTTACCATTAGGTACATCTACTTTTAAGTTTGGAATACGACCAATTTTTTGTGATAAGTGTTCTAAACCTGACATCATTAAGTTAGGTACAGGTACTTGCCAATCTTGAAATCCTTGTAACTGGTCACCTAATAATGCTGTAATACCATCAGGCCCACCATTCATAATTGCACGAATACGACCTCTAGTAGAGTAAGCACCTTGATTATCAAAGTGCAAGTTAGTTATAGCATATTGTATCTCTTCAGGTGTCATTTTATCCCCAAGGGCTTTCGTTCATATCGCTTAAATTCCATTCTCCAAAACTTGGTTCATAATCTAATCCTACCTCAGCTAATCGTTCTTTTCCTAATCTTCTAACAACTTTTAAAGGAAACCAAGATGCCATTACAACATCTGACTTGTATCCTTTATTGCTCTTCGCCTTATTAGCAGCTGAAGAAAAATAAATTAACTGTCTACGATATATATTACTCTTAACTTCAGAATCTGCACTACCATATGGCAAATTAATCAAGCCCTCTTTAAATAATTGTGACATAGACCCTACACCAAATATTGGGTCAAATTTGTTTCGTTGTGTCTGATGGCCTTCTGTATATATACCAAACCTTGCACAGTAATCTTTTATTTTTTCATCTTGCCTAATAGCCTTTTGAAAACCATTTTCTTCAATAACCCAATGTGCTAGGCCGTACATTTCATACCATTTCTTTATAGATTCTCTAGCTTGTATTACTCCACCACCTTCTTCGTTTTCTATATCTACTAAATATAATTTACCTGTGTCTGGGTTTGCAGCCCATAACACACAAGCCTGGAAACCTGTACTAGCTGGGTCTAATCCTGCAAT